CTGCTTTAACTACTCGTATTTTAACCGTAGAACAAGCTCTTGATGGTATTATGACAGAAACCGATTATGGTGGAATACCATCCAGCACTAGTGCTGGTTTTCCTATGAACACCTACGGTGACAACCTTAAAAAGCTTTATTATAAGGCTTCAACCCCCGAACTCAAAACCCTTGCTTTAACTAAGATCACTGAAATGGTCGAAAGTTGCCAGTCAAGAATGAAGGCGGGAGAAAGGTGTTGGTTTGCGTATGCAACCAATTCCAAAGATGAACGTGTTGCTATTGAGAAAGTAAAACTAGGTAAAACTAGGTCTTTCTTTGCTTGTCCTTTTATTTTGAATATTCTTTTCAGAATGTACTTTGGCTCTTTTGCCTTAAGTTATATGAAGAATAGAATTCATAATGGTAGCGCAGTTGGAGTTAATCCTTACTGTTGCGAATGGGATAGCATAGCCCGCACCCTTCAACATTCCGCTGGTGGTGATATACCTATGGTAGGTGCTGGAGATTATTCAAAATTTGATACTAATCATTTAATTTGTTTTCTTCAACTTATCATTAAGCAAATCAACGCTTTTTATAATGATTCGAACTCTTCGATTCGCGAATTACTGTGGCTAGAAATAACCAATTGTAGAGTCGTGATCGATGCTCATATTTATGAATTGAGTGGAGGCATCCCTAGCGGAAATCCTCTAACTATTATAATCAATGACATTATGAATCATATAAACTTTCGAGCTTGCTGGTTTCAGTTAGTTCCCGAAGAGTATCACTATGATTTCTATCGTTATGTATATCTTATTGTGTGTGGAGATGATAACCTTTTTGGCGTTCATCCTACTTTCAAGGATTTGTTTAATGAAATGACTATTTGTGAAGCTATGGCTACCCTTGGCATTACTTATACTATGGAAACCAAAGGTAAAGCTACTTCTCCTCTCCGACCTCTTACCGATATCGAATTTCTTAAAAGGAAATTTCGATTTGATACTATCGTCGGACGATATTTAGCTCCTTTGAGACTTTCTGTTGTTTTAGAAATTCCATGTTGGACTCGAGCCGGCGTGTCTGCGGGTATTCAAACCCGAGACAACTGTCTCGTAGCTATTCGAGAACTTTCTTTGCACGATCGATCCACTTTTGATAAGTGGGCCAATTTGATTCGAGACAATTTTTCAATTTTCTACCCTGAATACGAACCTATTGAATTGCAATATACCGATTATCGGCATGTTCAATCTTTAACGATCGATATGGAAGGTGTGTTTTGTTAATTGTCCCAACGTCCGCAAAGACTTTAAACTAGGCCCCTCTGCAATGAGAATAATCTATTCTTTTTCTTCTGGTTACCCAGTTACTATTTCAGATTCAAGTGTAAGGAAATAGGCTGCGGCTTTAGAAAATTCAAACGGGTTCCTTTTTAGGATATATACAAAGATACCGTGTCAGCAGTCCTGACGAAATCTAAGTTGACTTGATAGACTAACTTGCGTAATGAGACGACGCATTTTGGCGACTAAATTGATCTTGCCGAAAAGACCCCCCCTGATGCTGCTCAAAATTTCTTCCCTGCGACGAATGAAGAGCAAAGTGGAATTGCCGAAATAGATTCCACAACCGCCTTTACTGTAGACGCTGCCGTAATGAAATCATCTGTCAATGCTCCATTGACTTTAGATTCGATTTTAACTCGTGCTGCTACTACACAGGAGGAAGAAGGTGTAAAATCCTTCCTTGGGAAACCACATATAATTCAAAATGGTTCTTTTAACCAAACGGATGTTGTTTCAACTTTTCCAGGACTTAATGTACCTGGTGATATTGTTGCCGCTCCGATTTACGCTAACAAACTTTCTGGTTATTATGGTTTTCGTGCCACTACTGTTTTCACTCTTGTTGTTAATGCTTCAAGATTTCAACAGGGTAGGTACATGCTTACCTTCTGCTCTACTGCAGGAGCTGTGACTTCTGGTGGAGTTAATGATTGGGTTTCATCCCATTCTAATACTTTGATTCAGAGAACTCAGCTTCCTAAAGTGGAAATTGATCTCAATTGTGATACACAAGCCCAGCTTAAGATCCCTTTTGTAAGTGGATTTAACATATTTCCATTTCAAACGTCTTCTGTGGCTTCGCTTTATAATATCGGAGTAATCCGACTTTATCCATATGTCGCAATATCTTCTTCTGCTGGAACTTCTTCTGCCGATTATACTCTTTATGCTCATTTTGAGGATATCGAATTGGTTGGTCCAGCTCAACCCCAAATGGGGAAAAAGACTGTTTCTTATTCTGAGAAAGAACAAAAACATCCAGCTACTGGACCAATTTCATCTTTCCTCGTTAAGACAACAGAGGCTTTCAACATCTGGGCCGATGTTCCTTTAATTGGAGCTTATGCTACTACTGCTTCCTGGCTTTCAGATGCTTTAGGAAGAACAGCTTCAATTTTTGGATGGTCGAAACCTCTTCTCTTAGATGCTCCTTGTAGAATGATGATTCAGCCAGCGTTATATGCTAATAACACTGATAATCTTGATACAGCTATTCAATTAGCTTGGACTTCTAAAAACGAAGTAGGTGTCTTTCCGGGATTTTCCGGAACTGCGATTGATGAGATGGAATTTGCTCATCTTGCTTCAATGCCTGTATATAATCGTACCATAGCTTGGTCAAACCAAGCTAGAGGTGCTAATTTGTTAGAACTTGGAGTTGGTCCCCCCCCTCCAGGAACTCGTACTGGTGTCTCCACAACTATATTTGATTATTCGCCCCTATCCTTTTTAGGTTCGAACTATTTTACTCAGTGGAGAGGAAGTTTGGTTTATACGTTTAAATTTGTTAAAACCGAATTTCATTCTGGAAGACTTTCCATTTCTTTCATGCCTGCTCATGCGACTGCTACAACTCCCTCTACTGCCGCTTCTCAGACAGATTATGTTCAGAGAGAGATTATAGATATTAGAGAAACTAATACTGTAAAACTCACTGTTCCATATATGTCTTGGCAGCCTTGGATGAGAACCGGACAAACTACCGGAGCTCTTGTTGTTAACGTTATTGATACCCTTATTGCTCCGGCTACTGTAAATAGTACCATTTCTATTATTTTAGAAATTTCGGCTGGACCTGATTTTGAAGTCGCTACTCCTTCTATTCATCCGAATCTTTCTCCTATTTTTGGTGTTGTACCACAAATGGAGGAACCTCGAAACGACTGTGCTTTGGTTGAGAAAACTATCGGTTCTAGTACCCTTACGAACGACAATTACGCAAGTGCTTCTTGTTCTATAGGCGAACGAATAAATAATTTTCGTAGCTTGGTAAAGGCTGTTTTCTGGATGAATGTTAATAGTGCTACAGCAGCTACTCCTTTTCCTACCGGATGGAATGCTGTTATTACATGGCCTTACTATTTTGATGCTTCTTTTGATACAGCAACCATTGCTAATCAATCTCCTACGTTTACTCCTGATTTACTCGGTTGTTTAACATCTTGGTATGGTTTATCTCGAGGAGGTGTTAGGTATCGTTTTGTTTACTCTCTCGGAACTGAAACCAATACTGCGAATGCTCTTGTGGTTACCACTTCCACGAATAGTTTCTTTAATGGAACTCGTTCAGCTTTTGGTGCCTTCAAAGCAAATTCTTTTGATCCTATTAATTCAGCCTCAGCTGCTTTAGCAAATGTTGATAGAAATGGTCTTGTGGAAATTCAATTTCCTCAGTATTCAGATACTCATTCTCGCATAAATGCTAATGCTTTACTCCCTCCCAATACCAATGTTCCAGCTTCACAGCCGGGATACTCAGGAATTAATGCTACCACCTATCAAAAAGGTGCTACAAACACGGCTTTGTTGGTTGGGCGCTCTGCGGCTGATGATTTCAACCTGGGACAGTTTATTTCTATTCCTCCCCTCTGTGCTCTCACTACTAATACTGGGACCGGAGGTTATACTTTTTAGTTCATTTTAAGTTTTAAAATGGAATGCTTGGTAAAGTTACCTGCTTGGTTAAGATACCCTACGATTATGTTATAGGCCTTCTGGTTTGCCTATTTCTTATTGCGAAGAACCTCCAGCTTAGTGGTTCTAGCGATCAGCCCCGTTGATGTGTGGCTCATGGTGAATATTTATATTCTATTTCTAAAAGTTTCTATGACTTTCTGATTTGTTTCCTCTTTGGAATGCCCTATTTGGGTAGTATTCACCGGGGTTTCATTGAATCAGAAACGAGATCTTGCGCTAATTGTAAACGCGTAGTTCTAAAACTAATTATAGCGGCCCTCCGACGAATTGTCTGGGGGTCAGCTAATTTCTTACTGC